ACGATCAGTCCGGGGGCCCCCTCCGAGCCCTTGCTGTGCCGGAACCACGTCGACTCGGACTCCATGGACGGAACCTGGATGAAGGTCCGGGGGCCGTCCGCTTCGATGAACTCGTGGTGCAGGTGGCCGGCGAGCAGGACGTCGGCCTGATGCATGGCCGAGCTGCGTCCGAACGCCTGGCCCTTCCACCACTCGAAGTGCTTGCCGGGCCGGAACTGGTGGCCGTGGGCGTGGGCGACGATGGTGCCCGAGCACTCGACGACGACCGTCAGCTCGTCGGTGTCGGGGACGTAGAACTCGACGTGACCGAACCGTTCGGGGTTGAGGTCGGCCGCGTCCTTGACGGCGATCAGGGCCTCGGTGTCGTGGCTGTCGTCGTACCGGGTCACGCCCTTGCCGTTGATCCGGACGGCCTCGCCGTGGTTGCCGGGGACGGCGGCCATGGTCAGCCGCTCGCACAACGGCGCGAAGAGCAGGAGCGCATGGAGCATCACGCGGCGGGTCAGGCGGATCTGCTCGTTCAGGGTGAGCGGCGTGCGCCAGGTGTTCGCGCCGCCCTGGCTGACGAAGCCCTCGATGTGGTCGCCGAGCCAGGGGATGTGGACGTGGCGGATGTTGAAGCGCATCCGGTACTCGATCAGCAGCTCGGCCGCCCGGTTCAGGCAGTCGATCGTGCGCTGGAGCGTGCCCTCGACTCCGTCGCCGTCGATCTTGCCGAACTGCATGTCGCCGAGGGCGACGATGAAGGTGTACTCCTCGCCGTCCACCTCGGGCAGCGCCTGGATGAGGTTGACCGGGGTGTCGTTCAGGGCGGCGAGCAGGTCGTCGATCGGGGGCCGGCCCGCCTCGGTCACACTTGCACGTCGGGCGAAGGTGAAGCGGGTGGACACGCCCGTGTCCCCGTTCGCCATCGTCCACTCCGAGGAGCGCAGCCCGGTGACGGTCCATTCGGCCGGGTCGAGGCCCTGGCCCTGGAGCACGGCGGTGGCCGCACTCTCGTTGTCCTCGAAGGTCTCACCGCGGACCGTGACGTCGGCCTCGTCGCCCTTGATTTCGATCTGGCGGGTGAAGTCCTTCTCGGGGTCGACCTTCCGGCCGGCGACCGCAGGGGCGGTCGGCTTGGCGAGCAGCGCGTCAGTCAGTTCAGACACTGGTCACCCCCTCTCTGCGCAGTGAGCGCCTGTACGTGCGGATGGTGGATGCGGACACGTCGTGCCCGTTGATGCGGAGCAGGTCTGCCAGCCAGTCGGCCGGACTGGGCCCGAGGAGGACCGGGCGGAACGCCTCGCGTTCGTCCTCGGTCATCGCCTCGTAGATGGCCTCCAGCTTGGGGCCGGGCCTGCCGGGTAGGGCGCTCAGTCGAACGCTCCGAGCTCCGAGGCCCAGTACATCTGGACCAGCTCGAAGGTCTCCTCGCGAGTGAAGCCCTCCTTGCGGAGGGACGCCCGCAGGTCGCCCACGATCGAGGCGGCTCGGGTCACGTTGGAGAAGTGGTCGACGACCTCGGGCTCGGCCGTGATCTCGACGCCCTCCCACTCCTCGAACTCCTCCTCGGCGCTCACTTGCCGGCCTCCAGCTTCTCAGCGGCGGACAGCGCGGCGGCGGCGAGCTGGACGAGGGAGTACCGCTGTTCCTGCGGGTAGCAGGCCAGGGCCTCGAACGTCAGCGACAGGAGCAGGGCGTCAAGAGCGCCCGTCTTGGCGTACTCGCGGCCCCAGGCGGCTGCGCGGGTGTCGTGTTGCCGGCGCCTGGAGTCGTGGGCGTCGGTCTTCCACTCGCCGACCTGCTTCAGCTCGGCGCGCACCTCGTTCAGGAGCTGCGTGATCGGGTCGGGCTTGCGGGTGGCCTTCTTCGGGGCCGGCGTCTTCTCGATGGTCTCTACTGCCACTGGGTCAGTCCTCCTTCTTCTGCACCAGGGAGAGCAGGTGCTCGGCCCCGTGTGCCATGTACGTGTCGGTGACGTCGGCCTTCAGTCGCACCGCCTTGGCGGAGCGGAGGGCGCGGGTGATCTTGCCGGTGAGCTCGGCGCCCGCGTCGTCGGGGTCGGCCCACGTCCATACGCGGTTGAAGCCGGCGAGCATCCGGCGGTGCCGGCCGAACCACATGTTGGCGCCGGGAATGGCGACAGCCGGCAGTCCGATCTTGTTCAGGATGACGGCGTCGAGCTCGCCCTCGGTGACGTGGATCTCGTCGTCCGCGCGGTGGACGGCCCCGATGTTGAACATGCGGGGGATGTCGTCCTTGATGGTGTTGTACTTGCCATGGAAGTAGTCGCGGTGGTTGTGCTCGCTCAGGCAGCGGAACCGCACGGTGAGCGGCTGTCCGTCGCGGCCCAGGTAGGGGATCGCGAGCATCCCCCGGTACTTCTCGTGGCCCGGCGCCGGGTCGGCGACGATCCCGAGCCGGAAGGCCAGGGCCTCGTCCCGCCCGATGCCTCGCGCCATGAGGTAGGCCGCAGTCTCGGCCGTGAGGTGGGCCTGGTAGGTGGCTACCGCCTCCTCCAGCATCTCCTTCTGGGACGTCGAGAGCGGCGTGAGCGGTTCGTGCTCGGCCAAGCTGGATCTCCTCCTTACTTCCGCTTCCAGGCCGGCACGTAGCCGCTCCCGGTCTTCTTGCCCGGCTTCTTCTGGGCGGCCCGGTGGCCGCCTCCGTACCGGCTGGTGTATCCGTCGCTCTTGGCGGCGACCTGGCCCTCTTCGAGGCCGTGTTCCTTGGCGTACGCCTTGGCCTGCTTGAAGTCGATGACCTTGCCGAGCTGTTCGGTGTGGTACTTCTCGATCAGGGTGAAGCTGTCCCCGCCGTTCCCGCAGGAGTGGCAGTTCCACAGGCCCTCGTCGAGCCGGTAGGAGAAGGACGGGGTGTTGTCGTCGTGGAGCGGGCACTTGGCCATGCCGGTGTTGCGCTGGTCGTTGAAGTCCACGTCGAAGTGGTGCATGACCGCATCGAGCGTCGGCTTGCTGTCCGAGCCTCCGCTGCGGTCGGAGTCGATGCGATGGAATCTCACGGGTGCGTCACCTCCAGGGCCTCCTCGACGGCGAGGATCACGGTCAGGTCGGAGTCGGGGTCTTCGATGTAGGCGAAGAACGCTTCCGTCTCGTCGTGCAGGGCGTCGAGCTCGGCCTGGGTCATCTCCCAGCCCATGAAGCCGATCACTGCGGGTCCAGGCCGAGGTAGTCCTCGACCGTGGTGAGCACGAACGCCTTGCGCCAGTTCTTCCCGCGCCGCTTGACCACGACGATGGACTCGACGTTCTCCAGGTCCAGGCCGCGGTGCTTGGCGAAGTTCTCCCGCTCGACGATGGCCTCACCGAGGAACACGCCGGGCTCGAACTTGGCGTTCTTGGCCTCGATGACCAGGTACTTGCCGTCGCCCTCGCGGATGACCAGGTCGCCCTCGTCCTCCTTGCCAGCCAGGCGCAGGGACTCGACGTCGAAGCCCTCCTCGCGCAGGCCCTCGCGAAGGTCCGACTCCCAGTCGGCGCCCTTGCGCTTGTTGCGCTTGTTCCTCGCCGCGATGCTGTTGCTCAACTTACACACCACCTCCCAGTAAAACCGGGCAGGCGCCCGGCAATGTCTTGCGACAGTATCACACTACGAGCCCATGGTCAACGCGACCTTGACCGGCGACCACTCCTCGGCCGGCTGCGCCTTGGCGGCCTGCACGATCTGCCGGACCTCCGCCTTGCGGAAGCGCGTGTACTCGGGCTCGCAGATCATCGTCGCGTACCGCTGCGCGGTCGGGTCGCACGGGCCCATGCGCTGCTTGATGCACGCCACGTGGTACGCCATCGACGTCGGGTCCAGCGCGACGGACAGGGACAGCTCGGGCTTCTCCGACAGGCCGCCCTTGACCTGGTCCCGGCTCGGCGGGTTCCAGGGCGACGTCTTCGCCTCCCACGCCTTGTCGCTCGCGTGGTGCAGGATGATGACCGTGGCGCCCGTGTGGCGGGCCAGCTCGGTCGCGCCCTGCATGACCGCCATCTGCTCGGTGTAGTCCGACTCGGCGTTCTCGAAGTCCATGAGGTTGTCGAACACGATGACCTGCGGGTAGGCGTCCCACAGCTCGACGTACGCCTCCAGCTCCTCGTCGACCGCGCGCCAGGTGATGGGGGAGCCGAACGAGAAGGTGATGTTCAGCTCCGCGAGCGCGTCGATGTACGCCTGCCGGTACTTGCCGCCCTCCGCCATGCCGGCCTCGACCATCGCCGAGGTGTCCTTCGTCATCATCGACGCCAGCCGCGAGCTCGCGGTGAAGGCGGACATGTCCGCACTGAAGTACAGCGTCGGCAGGTTCATCATGGCGACCCAGAACAGGGCGAAGCCCGACTTCTGCGTGCCCGAGCGGCCGGCGATCATCACGACCTCGCCGTGCCTGGGCCTCACGCCCATGGCGTACAGGTCGTCGAACGCCTCTACGCGCGGGAGTTCACGGCCTGATTCAGCATGAAGCGCCAGGGAGCGTCCAGGGGTGAGCACTCGGTGATCTCCTCTCCGTCGACAACGATGCGGCCGATGCCGGCCGACTTGATCAGCGTGGTGCAGGCCGGGCACGGCTTGCGGGTCACGTACAACGTGGCGCCCGGCAGCTCGTACGGGTCTGCGTGGTAGATGGCGTTCGCCTCGGCGTGGATGGCCGGGCAGTTGGAGTAGTCGCTGTCCCGCTCGCACTCGGCGGTCGACAGCTTCCCTCGCGGGCAGTTACCCGCGGAGGCACAGCCGGGTATGCCGGCCGGCAGGCCGTTGTAGCCAACGGCGAGAACACGTTTGGTCCGGCTGAGCAGTACGGCCCCCACCTGGGACCTCGAACAGTCAGCGCGTGTGGACACCGTGTGGGCGATTTCCGTAGCCCAGGCGTCCCAGCTCGGTCTCGACACCGTGAGACCTCCTCCCTGCGGGCTGGCGCCCGCTCATCCCCCTCCTCTCTCTCGCTCCGGTTGCGTCACTTACACATCGAGGTCAGTCGAA